GGCTCACGCTCTTCGCAATGCCTTGGATTGACGAATGCTGTTATGGCCGCGACTGCGGCTGGAGCGTTCGCAAAATTAACCTGCCGCAGCCGATGGAGATCAGCGGCACAGAGATACGGAAGGAACTCGTCAATGGGTAAGCGCGGCAAAAAAACCAAGCCGCGGGGAGGAAAGACTGTGTCTGGCCGCGGGGGCTTGGACGCAGAGAGGCCCGAGTCGCATCAGGTCGAACCTGCCGCTGTTGAGTTGCTGAAGCTCAACCTCGGCGGGGGCGACGTGCAAATCGCGGGCTTCATCAACGTGGACCGAAAGACAGACCAGGAGGTATTCCCGCTGCGTTTCGCGGACAACTCCTGCGTGGAGGTTCGAGCCAGCCACATCCTCGAGCACTTCAGCCACAAGGATTCAGTCACCGTCCTTAAAGACTGGGCGCGCGTGCTGGCTCCCGGCGGGCTGATAAAGATCGCCGTGCCCGACGTGGATAAGATCATCGCCGGCTACCAGGGCGGCAGCGAAGACCCACACGAAGCGTATCTCTTCGGCGCGCACGCGGACAACAACGACTGTCACATGTCGATGTGGAACAGCGGCAAGCTCGCAAGCGCAATGGCGCTGGCGGGACTCGTCGCCGTGCAGCCGTGGGAAGACGCCGTGCCGGATTGCGCCGCGCTCCCGGTGAGCCTTAACCTGCAAGGCCGCAAGCCCGGCGGGGACGTCGATAAGATCGTCAAGACCTCGCACGCCGTGTTACCGATGAAGGTGCAGGCGGTCATCAGCGTGCCGCGCCTGGGATTCATGGATCACATGTTCTGCTGCTATCGGGCGCTGGTCCCTCTTGGCATCGAACTGCGCAGGCACATGGGCGCGTTCTGGCCGATGTGCATTGAGATGGGCATCAACGGCGCGCTGGCCGAAGGCGTTGACGCGGTGCTTGCGCTGGACTACGACACGATATTCACGCAGAAAAACGTCCTCGACCTGGTCAACCTCATGGCCGCGCACCCAGAGGTGGACGCGCTTGCGCCGGTGCAGTTGCACCAGACGGGCGAGCGCAGCCTCTGGACCCGCAAAGATTCGCAGTTTCAGAACCTCCCGATCATCCCCGGAGAGGAGTTCGCCGGGGAGTTGATGCCAATCAATACCGCGCATTTCGGCTGCACGCTGATCCGCGCCGAGGCAATCAAGGCGTTGCCGCACCCGTGGTTCCATTCGATCCCCGCGCTTGACGGCACGTGGAGCGAAGCGCGCACCGACGCCGACATATACTTCTGGCGTCAGTTCGAGAAGGCGCAGAAGAAGCTCTTCATGGCGACGCGCGTCGCCGTGGGGCACGCTGCGCTGATGATTCGCTGGCCGGACGAAGAAATGAAGGGCAGCATCTACCAGCCGCCGGCCGACTTCGACAAGGACGGCCCGCCGGCAAACGTGTGGAAGGGGACAAGGAAATGAAGGTTAAATTCATCGAAGCATGGAACGGCTACCCGCTCGGGCACGTAATGGACTTCCCGATTGAGCACGCCGCGACAGTGAACGGACTGCTCGGCAAGGGCATCGTCGCGTCGGTAGATGCGCCCGCGGTGGAGGCCGCCGCAATGGAGCCTGCCGCCGAAGTCGCAGTCGTGACGCCGAAGATCAAGAAGCGCGGCAGGGGCCGCAGGTAACCGGGGGCGACCATGCCGCAATACGGAATCTCCGTGAGCGTTGCGCCAACCGTTGAGCCGGTCTCGCTCGCCGAGATGAAGGATCACCTGCGAGTGAGCATCACCGACGAAGACACCATGATCGAGTCGATGATAACCGCTGCGCGCGAGTATCTGGTCTCGACGCTTAACCGCTCGATGGTCAACACGTCGTGGCTGCTGACGCTGGACAACTTCCCGGGCACCATCTACCTGCCGCGCTCGAAAGCGTCAAGCATCACCAGCATCAAATACGACGACAGCAACGCCACCGAGCAGACGCTCGCTGCGTCCAACTACAGGCTGGACACCAGCAGTTACCAGTCGCGCATCACCGAGACCGTCGGCGGCAGTTGGCCGGTAACCTACGAACAGACCGGCGCGGTGCGTGTCATCTACGTCGCAGGCGACGGCGCAGCCGCGGCCGACGTGCCGGGGCCGCTCAAGCATGCGCTGAAACTGCTCTGCTCGGACATGTACGAACTCAGGGAGCCTCAGGTACTCGGTGTATCGGTGGCTGAAAGTCGGACGTTCAAGAACCTCGTGTACCCATACAGGATACACACAGAGTACTAAGCGGGAGGAAGAGACATGGCAGACCTATCTATCACTGTTGCGGAGGTCGCGGAGGGCTCGAGCGCGACGACGAAGTCGGGCACCGCGGGCGCTGCGATTACGCAAGGACAGGCGGTGGTTAATGTCGGCACCGGCATATACCTTGCCGACGCGAACCACACCACAACCAGCTACCAGAACTGCGCCGGCATCTCGCTCAACGCAGCGCAGATCGGCCAGCCGGTGGACTACGACGCCAAGGATGAGGAGTTGGTCATCGGCACGACCAACCCGCCCGCCCCCGGCAAGATATACGTGGTAGGCACCACGGCCGGCGGCATCATGCCAATCGACGACCTGTCAACGGTTGCGTCGAGCACGCAGAAGGTTACCGTCCTGGGTGTCGGCGTTGCCAGCGGCAAGCTTTTCCTCAAGATCATCAACAGCCAAACAGCGTGGACCGCGTAGGGTGAAGGCTGGAAGGCTGCGGCATCGCCTACTGATCCAAGAGCCAACAGTGCATAGCGATGTTGCTGGCGAGGTGGGTACCGATTTCACGCCCCTCGTGAAAGTCTGGGGCGAGGTTAAGCCCGCCGGCGGCGGCGAGTCCGTGCAGGCCGACCAGGCAAAATCCGAAGTGACGCACGAGGTACTAATTCGTTGGATGCCGCTACCGACCGACGCGCCAGGCGCTGCGTGGAGTCATCTCCGCATATACTGGGAGAGCGAGGACCGCACGTTCGAGATAGAAGGCGCGCGCGACCCTTACGAGCGCCGCACCAGTCTACTGCTGACGTGCAAGGAGCGCACCTGATGGGCCTGGTTACCGATGGCATGGTCTCGCTCGACATCGATAAGATGTCACAGCTCAAGCTTGAGCGCGCAATGGCTAAGCTGCCTGATAAGGTATACGCCAAAGTTGTAGGCGCTGCGGCGAGCTTCGCGATGCGCGCAGTTGTAACAGCCGCCCGCAAGAAAGCGCCCGTTCGCTCCGGCACGCTCAGGAAATCCATCGGCACGAAGCGCAAGAAATACAAGCGCTCGGGCGTGGTTGTTGTCGTCGTCGGCGTGCGCAAGGGCTACCGCGACCCGGAGACCGGCGAAGAGCCCGCCAACATCGTGCACCTCGTTGAGTACGGCGCCAAGGCTCACACCATCAGCGGCCGCCCGCTCATCATCAACGGCGACGTTGTGTGGGGCACGGTGCATCATCCCGGCGCACGCGCCCAACCGTTCATTCTGCCCGCGTTGCGCGAGCAGGCGCCGAAAGTACTTGCCCGCTACCGGAGCAAGCTCATGCCCGGCATCGAAAAGGAAACCAGGAAGCTAAGGAGAAGCGGAAGATGAAAATTGACATGCGCGAATGCGACAGTTGCTCCACCCAGTTCGTCGGTACGAAGAACTCGCCGCCGATAACCACCAACCTCGGCGCGCTGCGCGTTGCCGTTACCGTAAGCGCAACCAACAAGCAGATGACCGCTTGCGACATGTGCCCGGCGTGCACGCTCAAGGCGCTGCGCCAACTCATTCCCGCGGAAATGCTGAGCGCGGCCAAGCCTCCGCGCGTGCCAGAAAAGGCCAAGCGGTAACGAGGCGCGCCGTGGCTGAGAACGTAACCAGCGACCAGTGCGAAACCCGCCGCCTGCTCTGCGGCGAGGCGATGGCGGCGGCGATGCGTCGGCAGGAAACGCAGTTCAGCGGGTTTCTCCTTCGCATCGAAGAGAAGATAGACCCGCTGATTACGGAGTCGGCGAAAACCGGCGAGCGGTGTAACGCGAACGCGCGGTGGCTCGGCAGGGCGTGGGTGGTGGTGGCCGGCGTCATCATCGCGCTGGTTGGCGCTGGTGTCGTTGCCGTGGCAAGGTCGCTGTGAGGGTTCGCAGACGCCAAGCCTCTGCGCGGTTGTCTGCGGGTTGGTTGGCGCGGCGATTGTGTGGTGGGCGCTGTGCGGAAGGGAAGGGGAGTAGCTAGATGCTTACGCCGGTCCAGGTAACCAAGCTGAAGCGCTTGAAGGAAGTGGTCGATTTCACGCTGGCAGCGCAGGTTGTGCTCTCCGAATCCGAGCCAACCGACCCCGAGCCGGTGGACGTCCCCGCCTGGCGCGCGAGCGTCCGTAACCGCGTGCTCGCCGGCAGCGGCGTCAAGGCCGCATGGCTGGGCACGCTCTCCACCGAACCCGAGTATGGCGCTACCGACCTAGCGGGCATGGGCATGACTGCGGCTGCGGCTGCGCTGCTGGTCGGCTGCCGCGACGATCTGCGCGCGGCGGCGCTGGCAATCGAGATTGAGGCCGACTGATGGCCACCGGAGCCGTCCCCGCACGCTTGTCTCTCGCCGGCTGCGCGTTCAGCGACGCCGACAAATTGGAATACGAGCCGGATACCGATTTGGTACGGGCTCGGCTGAAGTATCTGTTGGTTGAGTCTGACGACTTTGCGAATCTGGACGATTGGACCCAATTTGACACTGGCGGAAATATTACGCTTGCCGGCGGCGTTGTTTCGATGAATGGGAGTAACGCGTTCGACGTTAACGGCATAGTGCGAACGGCGGGTGTGACGCGGGCAAACGGCTATTTTGAAGTCAAGTTTCGTTGCGCCTCCACTATAAGATGGGCCGCGATGAACACTGCGGCTTCTGCTGTTTTGGATTATGTCTATAGGTTGGGATTACTCCCGGATTCTGTAAGCCAAGTCCGAGTGTACACGAGTGCGTTACAGGCAGCTCAAATACAATTTTCTGCAGACACGTGGTATACGTTTAGACTTTACGTTTTATTGGGTGAAGGAAGTTGGCAGCTTGGTAGGGCAACGATACAGGGCGGAGCTTTTACCGAAGAAACGATAATCTACCAAGGCGAGATGATTTATGGCCAACCTGCCACGATTCACTCAGGACTACAACGGCATACCACTGATGCCGCTCTAGCTGAGTGGAAAGAGTGGCGCTGGTACTCCGGCTACGCCACCGACAACCCCACCGTCACGCTGGCCGACGTGGACTCCGGCGCGGACGATTCCGAATGGGATATGTCCACGATTGACTTTGCCGGCGACACTACCAACCTGACGTATAAGTACGCCTACGGCAACACGGCCTCACCGACCAACTGGTCGGCCGCGCTTTCGCTGGCAAATCTGAAACTCGAAGCCAATCCGACGGGGCGTTACTTCCGGCTGCAGATCATCGTTGCGTCTGACGGCGACACTCAGCAGGAGATTACTGAGGGGACGATTAACTGCGCGGTGGCTACGTCGTCCGCCACAGTCCCCGCCCCCCCCGCAATCGTCGCGGCAGTAACCGACGCGGGCGGCATCGACGTGTCGTTCTCCGGCACCACCGCGGGCGCGACCAACAACCTCAAGTACCAGCCCAAGGACGCGGGCGCAATCCAAGGCGGCGGGAGCCACAGCGGAGACGGCGTTATCTCCATCGCGGCAAGTGCGCTTGAGGCCGGCATGGAATACGAGGTGGTCGGCTACTCCACCAAGAGCGAATACAACAGCACGCCAACCGTTATCCGCCGCGTGAAAATCACCGTCACAGGGCAGAGTGAGCCGGAGTATGCAATCCTATCGCTGATCCTCGACGACGTGGACGTGACCGCGCTGATCAGCGGGCGCGCGTTTCCCAACACCGCGCCGCCGTCGGCCGCCCGCCCGTTCGTCGTGTACCGCAAGACCGACGGCGTGCCCGACCAGCAGCTACTCAACGCATCAGACCTCGGGCGCGCGTATGTTGATGTCGATTCGGTCGCCGAGAAATACACGGACGCCAAAGACCTGGCGCGCAAGATCAAGGCCGCGCTTAACGGCTACCAAGGCGACGTGACAGACAGCAACGGCAACGTGCTGGAGCGCGCGAGCATAACGCTGAGCAACGAGCTTGACGACTGGCAAGAGCCGAGGGCTGGACGGAATCGCGGGATTCCGCGGATTAGCCAGAGCTACCAAGTTACCTACAAAGAGACAGTGCCGACGCACTAAGAAAAGGAGATCGAAATGGCTAGTGACAGCGCAGGGACCACAATCACTTTTGGGACTTCGGGATTCTCGTCGAACGTGCTGAGCGTTACCGGGCCGTCCATCAGCCGTGCAGCGATACCCAGCACGCACCTCGGCACCACCATCGCGCACACCAAGATAGCCGCGGAACTCTACGAGGCAGGCGAGCTTAGCATGGTCGTCGATTACGACGGTTCGGAAGACCCGCCCATCGACGGACCTATCGAGACCATCACCATCAACCCCGGCGGCGAGGGGAACAGCGTGGTCTTTCTGGGCTTCTGCTCCGGCTGGGAGCCAGACATCCCCGAAAGCGGCGGGCGCATGACCGCGTCCCTCACGGTGACCTGCACCGGCACCGTGTCCCCGATTACGTAACAGCCACCAGACAACCTAACGGGGATAAGGAGACGGGTCAATGACTGACAAAGCAATGTGCACGATGGCAGAACCGGACAACACAGCAACCGAGGCGCGCGAAGTCGTCGCGATGGACGCCTCGGCAATCCGCGACGCGCCAGAGGTCGGCGAGGTAGTCTATGTCGAAATGCCCGAATGGGGCGACGGCGTAGTCGTGGGCGTGCGCAGCTTGAGCGGCTACGACCGCGACAAGTTCGAGGCCGACGTAAACCGACGCGGTAACATGAAGCTCGACAACTTCCGCGCGCGCTTCGCCGCGCTGGTACTCGCGGACGACGACGGCAAGCCGTTGTTCAACTGGCGCAACGGCGAGGACGTGGAGGCGCTTGGACGTAAGAGCGCGTGCGCGCTTGACCGCGTGATGACCGTCGGCATGAAGCTCAACGGGTTCAGCGCGGAGGACATCGACGACATGGAAAAAAACTCCGGCACCGCCCAGAGCGGAGATTCTGGTTCCGCCTAGCTCTGGGCTTGGGCCTGTCCGTTGCGCAGGCTCAACAGGAAATTAGCAGCGGGGAGTACGGCGAGTGGATGGCGTACTGGAGAGTCGAGCCGTGGGGCGAGCAGCGCGCGGATTGGCGCGCGGGTTTGATTTGCTCGACGCTCTGCAACATCAACGCGCGCAAGGGGTCCAAGCCGCTGACGCCGGAAGACTTCATGCCGGGAGCCAAGCGCGACATGACTGGCGCGGAGATCGTCGCCGCGCTGCGCGGCGTGCTCAAAACCGTGAATAAGAAAGGGCCGACCGATGGCGCTGATAGGTAATATTGCCGTAG